AAGGAGAGACTTAGAGGATTGGAATAAAAGATTTGCTCAAGAGGAGGCAGGACAACAAGCAACGAATATTGCTGAAGCTCAATTTGAAGCTCAATTCCCAGGTCAATTGGCAGAGCTTGAATTTATGCCAGAGGAGATGACCTTTGAGGAGGCTCAAGAGACAATCGCTGGAGCCAGAGCTTTGGGAGCAAAAGGAGTTTCTATTTCCGAAGTCGTGACATTGGGAGGACGAGGAGCAGCAATTGGAGGTTTTGTCGGAGGACGAGCAGCAACTCCAGGATTAATTATTGGTTCTATTATTGGATTCGCTGGTGGAGTCCTTGACGCAGTGAGTCAAGATAAAAGAGAAGTAGTCACTAATGCTGACAGAATCAGAGCAGATGTTGAGAAATCTCTCCCAGCAATAATCAATGCTGTGAATGCTGGAGGGAATCCCTCCGAAGCAATTAAAGCTTTCAATAAGCAAGAGCAACTGTTAAGAGTAGCTCAAGCAATATTAAAAGAGGAGACTAAATCCAAGTCTGGAGCAACCCTCTCTCAAGGATTATCCGAACTTCAAGAGGTTGAGGATATGCTTGACCTAATGAACCAAGAACGAACAGAATTAAGAAACGCAATTCTGAATCCAGACCCAAATAGAATGAGAGAGATTCCAGCAACTTAATAATGACAAATGAAAATGAAACGAATATCAAAACTCCTTCGACTGATGACAACGAGAACAAGGCACAGACACAGATTAATTTGGGTCTTGTTGAGGAAGCACGTCAGATTGCTCGGGAGATTAAAGAAGCG